CTTAAAGTTGAAAATGCTAAAAAAGAAAGGGATGCAAAAATACAGCTAGCGGGAGATATAGCTACAGGGATACAAAATGTAGGGGCTGCATTTATTAAGGACCAAAAGAAACTAGAGAAGTTTAACAAGGCAATGGCATTAGTGCAGATAGGTATTGATACTGCTAAGGCTATATCATCTTTAGTGGCTGCTTCTAATGCTAACCCTACCAATGCTGTTACCTTTGGAGCGTCAGGTATTGCACAGTTCGCTGCAGGTATTATACAGATTGCTACCAACGTAGCCAAGGCAAAGCAGATACTTACATCAGGTGGTACCCCGTCAGGTGGTGGCGGTGGTGGTGGTGGTGATACAGGTAGCACCCCTAACGTAGCACAGCAAGTTCCACAGGCGGCACAACTATTTGGCTCAGCTAACACAGGAGGTACAATGAGTGCAGGAGGTGGTACAAACAATAGCTCCATGACTGTGACCGCTGTAGTATCTGAGACCCAGGTAACCAATGTACAGAATAGGATAAATAAGATTAATAAAAACGCAGAATTATAATGAACTCACTACAAGCTATCATAGATCACATTAAGCTATTCTATACTAATCATCTACAGGTAATGAAAGTAGGTAGTGATTTCAAGGAACAACTGTTCAACTTTGCTACTCAGGATGAGAAGTACCCTATTGTTTTTGTGGTACCGGTAAATGTTAACCCTACCGAAAATACCTCTGAGTTCAACTTTGACATCTATTGCTTTGATATCATCCAAAAAGATAGAGCTAATATCATCACAATCCTTAGTGATACACAGCAGATATTGAATGACCTGTATGTGTACTACATTGGTAGCAATGACTTTGCGTTTGATGTCATAGGGCTTCCATCATTCCAGGCATTGAACAATGATTTACTGGACTATGCTGCAGGCTATGTCATGAATATTACATTAACGGTGAATGATTGGACTGATTGCGCTGTGCCACTATAAACATTTCGGAGGGTTAAACTAATATAGGTATGAGTACACCCAATTGGTGGGGAGATTGGAGACCTAACCTCACACCGCATACCGGCAACCTACAGCCAACTGATTTAATAGAGTGCACTTCTATGTTAGGAGCAGTACCTACTAACACTGTTATTACCGGTCAACAAATAATTGATGCAGCATCAGGTGGTGGTAGTAGCAACCCTAAGCTATTAGGCTTCTCAGGTATACTAGGTACTAACACTACACTTAACACTATCAGTATATGTCATTCACTATTGATACCTGCCAACACATTAGGTACTAACAATATCCTGCAGTTGATATTTAGGATGTACAGAGTGAGTGGTAACGTAGGGCAGTTGTATGGTAGGATATAC